GAAATCGCTCGTGAATTAGATTTGGAGGCCCAAGATGACTAACCTAGCAGCCTTGTGCGCCAATCGTTGCGAGAGCCTGCCTGTATTAAAACCAGGAATTATCTTTGATCCAATTACCCACATGCCAACTGAGTGCCCTTGTCTCGGCACCGGCTACGAGAACCCCTGGGTTGCGCCGCTGCTGGCGGAGTGCCCCATTGACATATTTCTGTTGGCCGACGGGCATATATGGGTCAACCAAGCTAACCAACATAGCTATGCCTGTCAGTGCCAGGCCACTAGGAAACGCTACCCGCAGCTATGGCGGTGGGACGGCTCCGGGTGGATACCCGACATCACGACGGCGGGGCTGTGGGACGTTGCCGGAGATATAGGTATGAGTGCAGTGGTAGACAAGCTCCCTTACGACATGCTCTACGACTGGATTACGCTCCTAACTGAGGAGCAGCGCATGGAGGCGCTAGCAAAATCTATAGTGGCAACGGAGGCATAGGTGACAACGCTCGTTAACCCCAATACCTGGGATGGCCTGGTTGCGATCAGCGAGGCCGCTAGGGCCAACGCTAATGACCGTGCCAGAGCCTGGAGCGACCCAGAGTGGTTCTTACGGGACAAGCTCCAGTGCAAGATTCTCGCCCCCAAACAGATTGAGATTCTCCTGTCAATTAGGGACCATGCCAACACTAGCGTGGTGGGCGGCAATTCCACGGGAAAAGACTATACGACCGGGCGCTCGGTGCTTTGGTGGCTGTACGTCCACGATGAGGCCATTGTGGTGGTCTATGGTCCTACCGCCCGCCAAGTCGAACAGATAATTTGGCGTGAGGCTCGGAAAGGCTTTGAGGACGCCAGGGGCGCGCTCCCCGGCTATATGTACCCCAAGGCGGCCCAGTACGAGGTTGTAAAAGACCGGCGCTTTGCGGTCGGATTCTCGGCCCAAGCTGGCAGTAGCATAGAAAACAGGGGCCAGGGCATCCAGGGCTTCCATTCGCCGCATACACTGGTAATTGTTACGGAAGCCCACGCTGTAGAGGACAGCGAAATTGAGTCATTGATAAGCCTTGGCCCAGAGCGTTTCGTAATGACCGGCAACCCGTTGGTATCCTCTGGAGAGTTTTACAGGAGCTTCAAGCAACTACGGGAAATATATAACGGCATTAAGATCAGTGCTAAGGACACGCCGAATCTGATCGAGGGCCGAACGGTCATTCCTGGTATGGCCACCGTTGAAAGTGTACAGACCTGGGCGGATCGGTTTGGCATCGACTCCCCGGTCTACAAGGCCCGTGTTTTGGCCGAGTTCCCCGACAACACCGAAGATTCTATCGTCAACCTAGCCCAAGCCGAGGCAGCCGTTGTTAGGGACATTCCGTTGGCCGGGGAAGGGGAAGGAATCCTCGGTGTTGACGTTGCCCGGTTTGGCGATGACAACTCGGTTATTTATCGACGCCAGGGGGGACATGCGCGGTTGGCTTACCGGGTGAATGGGCGCCCGACGACCCACATCGCTGGGAAGGTTATTGAAATCTGTCAGTCGGACCTGCACATCGACAAGGTAGTGGTGGACACGGTAGGGGTGGGCGCTGGGGTTTATGACCTGTTGCTACAGCAGCAGCATTTGATCCCCAAGGTCAAGTTGGTGGCCTTCGTCGGTGGGGCGAAGGCCCACCGGGGTCGGTATGTCAACCGCATTGCGGAGGTTTGGTGGCGGATGCGGGAAGCCTTTGTGGCTGGGATGATTGACATCGAAAATGACGATGCCTTAATATCCCAAATAACGACCCGCACTTACGAACTTCAGAGCGATGCGAAAATCCGTCTCGAAAGCAAGGTCAAGATGAAAGAGAGGGGAGCACCCAGCCCTGACGAGGCCGACGCATTGGCCATGACGTTCGGTGCTGACATTGGCACCCCAGCGAAGCGTATTGACAGGTTTGCGCAAACCCGATCCCGGCACCCGATGGGCTTCCAAGACGACCGTTACCGGGACACTGACACGGGGGAGATACCAGAATGAACTGCAACATCGACCATGACGGGCGTACGTCCCAAGGGGAGGTCACCGTCTGGCTGTGGCGGGAGGACGTGACGGACCAATGCGTCAAGTTCACCTTTGTCAATCCAACCGCCGTTTGGTTCATCTACGGTCAGCCCGACCAAGGGTTGATAGTCCGCCCGGACGACAACCACCGAGCCGAGTTGATTCTCAAGGATGGAACCGTCCACGCTGTCGGGATTGAGGCCGCGTTCAACGGGATGCTAACCTACCAGTGTCCCATGCTGGCGTTGATGAACTGATGAACTTGGGAGTGATTCCGCATGACAACCCCTAACACCAGACTAGAACCGGAAATCGCTGAAGCCCTTGAGAAATGGTTGCTTGTGATGATGCGTGAGCAACGCGGCTCAGGGCACGAGGTGGTGGTATACAAGGGCACCGAGCGTAAGATTGATAATAGCTATACCATGACCGACGTTTTTACGGCAATTAACGAAGTCTGCCCGGACGCCATCGCAAGGTTGCTCCAGGCCGGGGCGGCAGCGTATATAACCCAAGATAAGGACGACATATGAAGTTCTACATTGCTGAAATTGGTATTTACAGCGCCCGACGTCTGGGCAGTTTGTTCGATTCCCCTGAGCGAGCTATGGCTGCTATGCCTGGTAATGTTTGGACCAAAACTACTTGGACATCCTACCGTGATTGGCCGTCGCGGGAGACAGTCCACCATTGGGTATCGTGGGATAATGATCTGGACTGGGATGAAGCTGTTTCTATCACAGAAGTAGAGGTGGTCTGTGAGGGGGCATTACGTGAGCCAGATAGTAAGGTAGTTCAAACTTACAGCGATTATGACGGTGGATGGGAGTATCTGCCGGAGAGCGATCATGTTGAGGTAGTACCCGATGGTCAATAGAATTCTTGGGACGGCTAAGAGTGCGGCAGAGACGCTGATTAACAGCGCATTGACCCCGTTGGCTGGAACCTTCGATGACCCCAATCAACAGGCACTATTTAGATGGCTGGCTGCACAGGAGCACGCTAGGCGGGAGGATTACGACCGTTACCGCAAATACTACGGCGGCGATCACCCTACAAGGTTAACCGACCGTCTGAAACGGTTCCTCAACGCCGAGCTAAGGTTTCGGGACAACTTCATGGATGTGGTAGTGGACACTCTAGCCGAGCGCCTAGAAGTAACAGCGTTTGCAACCAACGAAGAAGGGGACACCCGCCCTGTCGCTGAATGGGCTTGGAACACCTGGCAGGCCAACCGGATGGATGCGGTTCAGGGCGTAGTCCACACTGAAGCTGTCATGCTCGGTGATGGGTATGTTTTGGTGGACTGGGACGATGAGAATAAAAGGCCCCGCTTTTCCCACCAACTACCTGAGACGATCATCCCCCACTACAACGAAACAACCCGGATGATTGACTTTGCGTCAAAGAAATGGGTGACCAGCCCGATTGATTCCGACGAAATGACGACTCGGCTCAACTTGTATTACCCGGAGCGCATAGAGAAATTCATACTGCAAGGGAACAAGTGGGAGCAGCATCTTGACCCCGGCGACGGCATGGTTTGGCCCATCCCTTGGTTGATGAAGGATGGCACTCCGCTCGGGATGCCGGTGGTTCACTTCCGCAATCGGCCTGCTGGTTCGGACTTTGGGAATAGCGAGATTGCCAACGCCATCCACCTCCAAGACTTGCTTAATAAGACCCTGATTGACGTGGCTATTCAGAACGACAACGCAGGGTTTGGCCGGGCCTACACAGTCAACCTACCGGTGGACCTCTCAGCCATCGACATGCTTCCCGGAGCTTGGACAGTATTCCATAGCGCAGAGGAAGGCGGGAACTTTGAGGTTGGGCAGATAGCCGCTGACGACGTGGAAGGGCTTTTGAAAAGCCTTGAGGCGTTCGTTCAGCACATTGCGGGGACTACGCGGACACCGCAACACCTATTCCAGATAACCGGTGGTGACCCGTCTGGGGAAGCCCTCAAGGTAGCTGAAACCGGGTTGGTCAAAAAGGCTCTCAACCGCCAAGTGGGGTTTGGGTCTAGCTGGGAGGACGCAATGGCGATGGCATACCGGCTGGAGGCCACGTTTGGCACCAACCCAGGCGCACTAACGGAGCGGTTCGAGGTAGGATGGGCGGACCCAGAGACCCGTAACCAGGACATGTTTATTGCGTCACTGGAGAAAAAGCAGAACCTTGGGGTGCCCCAGGCTCAACTATGGCGGGAAATGGGATACGACCAGGAGCAAATCCAGCAGATGCAGACAGACCAGGACGAAGAAAAAGCCCGGTCGTCCAACCTTGGGTCCCAGATACTGCGGGAGTTTACTGCCGGAGGTACTTAAATGGTCAAGATGCAGGTATCCCTAGCGGAAACCTGGCAGGCGATTGAGGAAGCGGCGGTGACAGCTAAGACGTGTGTCAGTCCGAACCGGAACAACTGGGACAAGGCCCACCAGACGTGGGAACGGTATCAAGAATCCAAGGACTGCCAATATTGGCTCATTCATCCCTCGGGAACTAACCGTCCCTCAGTTGGCTATTTACGGTTGTTGAAAGTGTCCCCTGGAACAACCCTCCGACCGACATACTTGGTCGATTACGTCAATCCCAGCCAGTACCTTGTGCCATATCTGGTTGCCAAGGCGTTGCCCGACGCAACGGTTATTGTTAAGGTGTTTGGGGTTGATGACGATTACTTGGCCGAGAAGTGGCCTAGAATTACTCTTAGCCTGCCCGCACTGGAACGGTATTCGTATTCCAACACTATGGTCGGGGTATCTGAGTTCAAGGTGATATTGACATGAAATATAAGGCCACCATTCCGTTTTACAAGGTCTTAATGGTGATCTGTGAGCGCCTCGGAGGGAAAGTGGCTCATCGGCTAAGTATCCGGTATGAACAGAGCCACGAAGCCTACCGAGGTTGGCTCGACAGGAAGTGTTTATGAGTGCTGACCCATTCGAGCCTATTGCGGCAGCCAATCTCAATGCCCTAGCGGTGGCCCACCACCACCAGGTCCGAGGCCACTCTTACCAGTCTGTACAAAGGGGTGCTTTCTGCCCCGGTTGTGGTGGCAGGGTTGACGCCATGTATATCGGCGAAAGGGACGGGGGCCGGTTCAACTGGGAGGCCCGTTGCGGCGCCTGCCTATACCGGATTTGCAGCGGTGATCGGTAGCAATGCCTGAGCCAGCAGCGGTTGAAATAGTCCAGACATTCCAAGACCGGATGTTGCGCCGGGAAGCCAGAGCCGCTGCCGAAATGGTGCGGCTTTACGGTCCTATCTGGCGGGAAATGCAAGGGGAACTTACGGTGTTGCTTAACCAGATCGAGGGCCAACAGTTATCCTTCGCCCAGGTCAAGCGTCTGGAACGCTACAACGCCTTAATCGCTCAGGTTGAACGCCAAGTGTCGGTATATGCCGAGGCCGCAGGCAGCATTATCACCCAGGCCCAAAGGGATGCGGTCGGCCTGTCAGAATTGGTAGTACGCCGCACGGTTGACGCCCGATTACCGCTTGGGATAAGTACGGATACGCTGGCGGCAGTGGGACT